CCCACGCGCCGGTCTCACTGTGTGCATGCCCTGTTCGAGACCCCCCTACCCCTCTAAGATTCAGGCGGGGCGCGGGTTGTAGGCCCTTGAGGTGGCCGGCGTCGTTCGATGCATGCCGGCGTGTCTCATCGGCCTGTATCGCAGTGATAGCGCGGGATTGCGGGCTTTTGACGCCCAAAATAGCCTATGGCAAAATCGGCTGTATCGCAGTGATAGCGCGGGTTTCAGGCCGTTTTGACCTCCTGGGCGGGAATTGAAAACGCCCGAAATTTGGCGCGTTTTACGCAAATTGGGACGCGGTCCGGGCGGCCTGTTGTGTGGTCCCGGCGTCCGGTCCTGTTGTGTGGTCCGGTCGTCGTCCGGTTGTGGTCCGTCCCGGGTCCGGTGTGGTCCTGTTGTGGTCCTGTTGTGGTCGTCGTCCCGGGTCCGGTGTGGTCCGTTTATTGTGTTCGGCGGTCGGTCGTCCGGTCCTGTTGTGGTCCTGTTGTGAACGCGGCCCGGGTCCGGGTCCGGGGCCGTCCTGTTGTGTTTTTTGTCTCTTATACTTGCATGGTTGTAGTTTTCGCCTATCTTTGCTTCATGAATCAAATCAATACCCTAAAACAAGCGGCCCGGTATTCGACTGAAGCCTTTGCCGCTTTTGCCCTTGCGACCGACGACGACAAAACTATGTCGGACCGTGAACGCCTCCTGTATTTGTGGGATGCAATGGACGCGGCCTTTAATGCCGCCCGACGGTTAAACCGGTTGGACCGTTGCACGGTTACACTCGACAAACTTTGGTTCGACGCTGAAACGTTGGCCGTATCTATTGAAAACAAAAACAACCTATTCGCATGAACTACTTACACTTCACACAACTACAGAGGGCGCTTGCTTTCCTCATTTTGCACGGCCACACGGCGGCCCATATTTACCGCGGTCGAATCATTTTGAACGCGTGGAACTCTGACTTGACTGACGCCCTCGAAATAAGTTTGCACCCGGGCGACGTCAAACACTTTGCGAATGAATTTACATTGATCTACGGGGCAAAGGTTCACACCGGCAACTTTGCACCGATTTTGGACGCTTCAGAGTACGCCACTGCTGAGGCTTTGGACGCCGCCGGTTTAATCATCAAAACATCTTAATCATGAACAACACGACAAAAACCGTTGCAGCTTTGCGCGAATCTTTCGCGGCAATTGAACCAACGACCGCAAACGCCGGCCGCATTATGAAGGCCGCCCGAGCTACTTTGCTAGACTGTGGACATTCGGGGCCGTCCTCATTGGGTGGCGTCAATGCATCATCCAAAATTGCTAAGGGGGAAAAATTGAACCTTCACACGTTTATAATGTACCTCGCGCCGTCCGACATGGCCGGCGCCGTGAATACGTGCCCGCAAGCTTCCGAAGGTTGCCGGGCCGCTTGTTTGTTTAATTCGGGCCGCGCCTCTTTTGATGATAAGATAAACGCCGCCCGCATTGCCCGCACTTTAATTTACGCAGCATCCCGGCCGCATTTTTCGGCGGTCCTGTTTTCAGAAATTGCAAAGGCTCAAAACAAGGCTCGTTCTGCTGGGATTTTTTTCAGTGTTCGCCTGAATGGAACGTCCGACATTTCGCCCCGGGCGTTCAAGGTTAACGGCGTCGATGTTTTGGCGGCGTTTGCTGAAGTGCCTTTTTACGACTACACCAAAGTGTGGACCCGGTCCCGGTTGACGTGGCCCGCAAATTATTCACTTACCTATTCATGGACGGACGGCCGGAAGTGGTCGGACGCGGTCGAGGTAATGAATAACGGCGGGGCGCTCGCGGTACCTTTCGCAGACTTGAACGCGGCCGGACGTATCAAAGTGGCCCGTTCCGCATCTTTGCCGACATCATACGGTGAAGTCGATACCGACAGGCGTTTTTTGTGGTCGATTCCTGTATTCGACGCCGACACAACCGACGCGCGTTATTTGGACCGCGAACAGGGCGCACCGGCCGCCGGTGGATATATTGTGGGGCTTAGGGCCAAACGTTCCACAGTCGAGGCCGAACGTGTGGCGCTTGCGTCCGGGTTCTTTGTCCCGGTGTAACGACGCCGGCCTTTGCTTTAAGCGGTCCCAATTCGGGGCCGCTTTTTTTGTGCCCTGTTTTCGGGTCCGGGTCCGGTGTGGTCCGGGTCCGGGTCCCGGGCCTTTTGCATGGATCAAAAGTGAAAATCCAAAAAGACCGGGAAGGCCCATTTAAAGGAAAGCCACCAAAAATGATAGCGAAATACTTTCCAAAAATAATTTGCTCCAGGCGGACAAAAACCAGCTGTGACGCGGCTTTGACGCTGAGGCCGCAAATAAAATAGCAAAAAAGTTCACATTTTCTTTGGTTGGTTGAATCTTTCGCCTATCTTTGTGGTGTAACAAATCAAAAACAGTTTTGACATGTATAGTTTACAGCACACATCCGAGGCCCTTGATTCACTCAAGGAATACCTTTCTTTGAATTTGGACCTTGAATTTTGGAACGTTGAAATCGACGTAACCGAGGGCCGGTCTTCCGGTTGGCTCAAGATTGAACGCACCAAAGCGGATTGGAATCAGCCGATGATTGGCGAAGCGTTGACGATGCAAGAGGTGGTTTTGCTGTCGTCACAAGACTGCAACTGTGCCGCACATGCGGATGAGATGCATGACTATGGATTCGGTCCCGGTGGTGCATGGGGCACGGTTTTCCACATCGTTTGGTAAGCACAGAGCAAAAAAAAAAACCTCCTGGAGAGCAAAAAAAAAAACTAAAAAATCATGAATCAAGACATCATCACCCGCCTAAAATTTGCCTATGATGGCGATGGCATCGAGTTTGAAATTTGGAACGACCCCACAACGGGCAAAGCATATCGAGTACCTATCGAAATCGTTCGGGACTTTGAAAACGCTGTGCCCGTCGAAGAGGAGGAGTCCACAGAAATAAAGAACAAACCTGAAGTGTTCCCTCGCAAGTGTGTGGTGAGTGGCGTAGGAATGAATGCCGGGTACATCGTGTACGACAGCGACACGGTCGCCACAGAGTCGGACCTCATCAAGTTCTTGCGCCGTTGCGACCCGGAGACGTGGCACGATTGCAGCGATGACTTTGTCTTGCGAGAGGCTTACGAGACCGAAGAGTATTTCTACACGGAGTGGGAAGAGCTTGATGACCTTGACGAGCTGTACCTCGCTGACGGAACGCCTTGCAATGTCCTGGGAATTCCGACAGTAGAGACGGCACAGAAATAATAGACTGAAACAACCAAAAACCAAAAGACATGCCTTGCAAAGTCACAGAAGAGCAGATGGTGCAAATGATTCGCACCACACAAGACAATGAGCAACGGGAATACCTGATTGCGATGTTCGAAAAGTATTACGGTGGGTGGGGACTGTACACTATAGCCCCACAGCTCGCGCCTGTAGAAAAAAAATCTCAAAGCCATGCATGACCGATCTTGGGAAGAAGAAGAAGAGGAAACCACACAAGAGTGCGAGCGTTGCTGTGGTTCCGGGGAAGTGGGTCCGTTTGGGTGGGAATACCCCGAGTATGAGACCTGTCCGGATTGTCACGGGGAAGGCGTGGAGAACAACTATTGCGAGGCCGATGAAGCCTATCAACGCAAGAAGGACGCATCTCTGTAGGTACCCTACTGTGTGTGTTCTTCTATTAAGTTTCTATGTTCCTACTAAGTAATGTAAGTACCTACAAGGTACGCCCGACACCTGGGCAGAAAAAAAACTTGTCCGACTTGTAAAAAATTGAAAAAAGTGCCTATCTTGGGCCTCACCAAAAATCGTTAGAAATGAATAACTTCTTTGAACAACTCTCGGCGGCTCTCCGCCCAACAGTCTTCTCCGGCCTTACAATGCACAACCATTTGCTTGTCGTCAAAGCGATACGCAAAGCATGTCAGGAAATGAGTCCAGGTTGCTTTACTAGTCTGATGGTCTATGACGCAATCCACAAAAAGTTTCCGGGCGTGACTCCTCATGATGTCCGACAAGTCATAGGAATGTTTGAGCAAGAAATGAAAATTGCTGACGTAGGCTCAATACGTCAAGGCCATGCAAGCGTTCCTGCATATATCGTCCGAAAGGATGCTTGGAAATAAGATAAGCCCATATTGTTTCCCAGGCTTAGATGGCTTAGAAGGCAACATGTCAATCTCATCATTTGCTCGAGCTTGTTGTGAATGTTTGGATTTGAAGTGGGACGAAATCACATCAACAAACAGGCGAGCGGATCTAGTGGCGGCCCGCTTTGCTATCTCCTACACCCTTATCCGACGAGAAAAAAAAACCTACAAAGTCGTCGGGCAATTATTTAATCGAGACCACAGCTCCGTTGTCCATGGAGTAAGAAGTTGGACAAATCTGCTCACTGTTCACGACGACCATGCGTGGCGTGTGCAGCAAATCGTAAACATGGTATATCACAATCATTTAATTTTTAGACATGGAGAACAGGAAACTGCTTGACATCAGCCTGAACGTAGACAAGCTACGTGAACAAAAAAAACATTTCGTCGCAGGCAAAAAGGGGACTTACCTCGACTTGCGTATGATTGAATTGGAGAACAAACAGTATAACGACTTCATGGTCGTTGTCAAGGTATCCAAGGAAGACTTTGATAAAGGCATCAAAGGCGACATCGTTGGATATGGCAAGGATTGGGCAAATCACAAAAATGATAGTGCCCCAGCACAGGAAAAGAAGTTGGAAGCAAATGATTTGCCTTTCTGATGGCACGGATACAAATTGACCTGAACGAACTTGCGGAGTTTCCAATGCCGGAATTGAAAGTGTTGAAGGCGTTGGTAAAACTTCATGCCGGACAACCAATGCCACAAGTCATTGCAGACTTAGATTTGGAAACAGCAGTTGCGCAAAGCATTGCACGTTTTTTGGTTAACGAGGGAGGGAGGCAACGGCTTCCCTTCCTTTTTTGTGAAGACCTGAAAGGGGACTTTGACCAATTGTGCATCAGCATAGCGCAAAGCATGAACCAGCACCTGGGGACGCAGTATAAGCAGTCCGAGCTTCGACATAAGGTGCGATATTGGTATGAGAGAGGCTACACAGAAATGAATGATTATTTAGCGGTAGTGACGGATCGGTCCGATGCGTGGCGATCTGATCCGAAATTGAAAACTCATTTACGTCCTGCCACTTTGTTTGGGGAAAAATTCGAGCAATACCTGAACTTGTCTCGGATCACCTCAGCTCAGTCATCGCTTGTCGGTTACGACGATGAATTCACAGGCGTATGATTAGAAGCTCAGTTACCATTGACGACTTAAAGCCAAAGCTATATGAACTGCGGAACGAAGTGCGAGACCCGGCATGTGAGACAGGGGTCGCGGAGTTGGACGATTTATACGCTCCACGCAAAGGGTATCCCTTGTTCGTTGCTGGTGCGCCACATCATGGTAAGTCCCTTTTTGTAAAGTGGTTGCTCATTGAATGGAGCGAGCGATACAATTGGAAACACTTTGTGTACATGGGGGAGGAAGGCGGACCCGAAGAGCTGGCTATGGACTTGGCGGAAATGCACGTAGGCGTATCGGCGCGAAAAAAAAACTATCGCGGAGAAGAGCAAGAACACATGGAGGAAGACGAGTTCGAGCTGGCTTTGGATTGGGTTGGACAGCATTTTACTTTCTACGACCCGGACAGCAATCAGAGCGAGTTCACTCCGGACGACTTTTACGCCGCATGTTCGACAAGCGAGTACGATACTACTGTCTTAGACCCTTGGAACGACACAGCAAAAGACTTGCAGAAATCGATGGGCAGGGAAGACGTGTGGTTGACGAGCGAATTGAAGAAGATACGTGAACACAGCAAAAAGTGGGAACGGATTGACGTAGTCATCAACCACATTGCAAAACTGCATGCGGACAGCACAACGGTAAGTGGCAAGCGATATCAAAAGCCAGCTCTACCCCAGGAGTGGGCAGGAGGTCAGGCTTGGTATCGAAGGGCATTCACGATGTTGCTTGTGTACAGACCTCCGGCAGGAGAGAAAATGCGTGAGGGGGAGGATGAGATACGAGATGGGGAGACATGGATCGTTAATCAGAAAACCAAACCAAAAGGCAGCGGGAAGCTTGGTCGGGCACGACTCTTCTTATGCCGTCGAACAAATCGATTTACGCAATGAACGCAAATAAATTCATACCCTACCGAGTAAGGGATATTTCTGACTTGGAAAGATTGGCTGACCGAATGCATGCTTACGGTATTGCCGAAAGCCTGGAGGCACAGCTTGCAATGACAACCGAGTTAGATCAAGAGAAGTGCAAGACAGTAGTCATCAAGGTGTGTGGTGAGCTTTACAAAATGTTGGAGCAAGCTACGTGTTTGGAGCAGAAGATGGATGCCATGCAAACGAGCTTAAACACGGAAAGGGCACACAGCCTTAAGCATGAGGTAGAGCTTCGTGATGTAAAGGAGAGAAACGCAAAACTAGCTAAGGAGAATCGCAACTTGAAGCAC